TTGCGAGCGGTTGGGGCGCAAGTGCCGGGCGGTTGAGATATCACCAGCTTATGTTGCTGTTGCAATTCAGCGCTGGGTGGATGTTACCGGCGGAAAGCCAGAGGTAGTCCAGTAATGCTGGACTAAACAGGACAATGGCTGCAACTGAAAAACGCAAACCGGGGACGTTCGCCAAAGGTGATCCCCGAATCAATCGCAATGGGCGTCCGAAATCGTTTGATGCACTTCGAGCACTTGCGCAGGAAATCGCACACGAGAAAGCGAAAAATTCCGACGGGAAGGTCATCGTTCATGATGGGCACGCTGTCTCCGTGGCTGAAGCGATCATGAGAAAATGGGCGAGCAGCAACAATCCGCAGCTTCAAAAAGCTTTTGTCGAAATTGCTTTTGGTAAGGTGCCGGATACCGTTGTATGGGATTCTGTGATCTCGATTCAAGAAGAAAAACACGATAGCCTGATTGATGCTATCAAAGGACTGAAGAATGAAAATTGACAAGATCAGTCCTAAACAGGGCGAAGTTTTATCTTTCATCGTCGAGCCGGAGCACATGCTGATTTGTTCTGGTAGTGTTCGGAGCGGTAAAACTCTGAGTGTAGTAATCGCATTCGTGATCTGGGCAATGGAATATTTCGATAAAGCTATTTTTGCCATCTGCGGGAAAACGGTCTCGTCTGCTGAACGTAACATAGTCATGCCTTTTCAGACAATCGACAACTTGCCGTATTCTGTTGATTATCGACGATCTGACAGGCTGATGAATGTTACCTGCGGGAAGAAAAGCAACCTGTTTTACATTTTCGGTGGCAAAGATGAATCGTCTTATGCGCTGATTCAGGGGATCACCCTCTCCGGTGTGCTTCTGGACGAGGTCGCACTGATGCCAAAGTCATTCGTAGATCAGGCACTGGCAAGGACACTTTCGGTTGAAAATGCGAAAATCTGGTTCACCTGCAACCCGGAATCACCTGAACATTGGTTTCATACGGATTACATTTTAGGACAGCAACCAGGGATAAAACGTCTCCATTTCCTAATGGAAGACAACCCGATCATGACGCCGGAAAAGATCAAACGAGCGGAGCAGATGTTCACCGGTGTATTCTACCAGCGTTATATTTTAGGGCTATGGGTGCGCGCTGAGGGCGTCATATTCCGGCAGTTTGCTGACAATCCAGAGGGCTGGTTGATTGACGATAATCTGGATCACGACACAATAAAGCAGATTGCATATATTACTTTTGGCGTGGATTTTGGCGAATCAACTTCGCACACTGTGTTTGTTGCGACTGGTATTTTACGGCGTGGGGCAGGAATTATCGCGCTGGATGAACGAAAACTGAATTCGAAGGGAATCAGCCCAGATAAGATCGAACGAGAATTTATTAATTTCGTGCAGCAGGTGCATAAAGAATTTCCTGATATCCGGCTGGGCTATGCATTTTGTGATCATCCAGAAACGATCATCAACGGGTTGAATATCGCATTACGTAAAGCGAACATTCCAATTTCCGCTGTTATGGCGGCTAAAGAAAAAATCAACACGCGGATTTATGCACAAGAAAAAATGCTGAATCTCGGATTACTTAAGATCAGGCGTAAATGTACGAAACTGGTTTATTCGTTGCAGAACCAGACGTGGGACGAAAAACACACCGACCAGCGATTAGACGAAAATCCAGATATCAACGATATCGCGGATGCGTTCGAGTATTCGTGGGAAGCGTGGATAGACGATATAGGGGTGAGATTATGAACCAACAACAGGTAATAGAAATTATCAGTAAAGAGTTTGGGATTACTGCCAAAGTAAGCCCGATGTATGCGAAAATCGAAGAATGGCGGGCATGGCTGGAAGGCAACGTCAAGGGGTTCCACGAATACGAACAACTGGTCGATTTGAGCGAAAAGAAATATACAAAGTTACACCGCCATAAAACGAATATGCTGCTCCGTGGTTCTGAGGACTGGGCGTCAATCCTGCTGAACGAGAAAACGCATATCGAAATAGAAAACGATGCGTCAGCGCGATGGCTGCTGGGCGATGATTTAATTTCCGGTGTGCTGGGCGAATCTGACTTTTGGCGCAATGCAAACGAGTTGATTGCCATGTCCCGATGGGCTGGAACAGCAGCGTTTGAAACGTACGTGAAGAATATGGAGGTCGCCGAAGGATCGCGAACGTTGATTCGTGGTGATGGCATCGGTATGAATTATCTTTGCGCTGATCAGATTATCCCGATCACGTTTGACAATGGGATCCTGCGCGAAGCAGCGTTTGTTTCCGACAGGGAGGAACGCGGTAAGGTATTCCAGCAAGTTTCCATGCACACGCTGGAAAACGGGCTGTATAAGATCACAGCGTTTACGATTGACGATCAAGGAAATCTATTCGGAGATCCAATCGTTATTCATACTGGTTCGCCCGTGCCCTGGTTCAGCGTGATTCGAAAAAGTGGCATAAACATATTCGACTATGATTCACCGTTTGGAGTTTCCATCATTTCGGGAAACGAAGATATCCTGAAGGGGCTGGATACCGTTTTCGACAATTACATCACCGATTTTATCCTCGGACGGAAAATGGTATTTATGAATACGTCATTGATGGACAGGGATGATTCTGGAAACGTAATCCCGCCACAGCGAGCCGGAGCACAGTTATTCATGTTCGCCGGAGACCGGTTCAAGGACGATCAGTTAATCAAGGAATATAACCCATCGTTGCGAGTGGAAGAAAACAGTCTGGCGCTGCAGAAATTGTTAGACCAGTTTTCATACGCCATTGGACTGGGCTTACGGCATTACCAATTTGAAGCAGGTACGATCCAGACGGCTACTGAATATACAGGATCAAAACAAGACCTGGTTCAGAACGCTGCAAAAGAAATGATCAGCGTAGAGAAGGCGTTGAAACAGATAACGAAAGCCGTGTTGTGGATTGGCAAGAATGTACTGGGTGCACCTGTAGACCCCGATACGAAGATAACTATTATTGCGGATGATTCTTATATCATCGATCAGGACAGTGAACGCAAACGTTGGCAGGAGGAGATCAAAGCGGGGATCCGGCAGCGATATGAATACAGAATGAAATTCTACGGGGAGACGGAAGAAGAAGCAAAGCGGAACGTGAAACCGACGATTGCTGAACTTTTGGAAGGGAAAGCGCAGGGTGTTGTATCCGATCGGGAGCTGCGTCAATACCTGTTTCCGCTTGAAAGCGATGAAGAGGCTGAGCGAGCACTTGCTGAAATAAAGGCAAACGAACCGACGACTGAACAATTATTAGGTGAGTGATGCTATCCGAAAATGCATTCGAGCAGCTACCGGCGAAAATCGAACAACGGCTGACCGCTATCAACACCGAATATCTTGAGATGATCGGAAAGCGGATAAAAGAAATCGGCACCGTGTCCGCTACGGATATTCACCGTCTTAACCAGCTACGGGAGTTTGGATCCGATGTTGATGCGATCATCAAAAAGCTTGCTGATGTTTCTGACAAAAACGTTGACGAAATAAATCGAATATTCGAATACGTCGCAAAGGACGGTTACACTGACGCTGAGATTTTCTACAAAGCGACAAAAACGCCATATGTACCATACTCAAAGAATACCATACTAAGAGACTATGTTTCAGCCATCGCAAAACAAACGGCTAATTCGTATAAGAATCTCTCCAACACAACCGCAATCGGGTTTCGGGTGAAAAACTTACAGGGTGAAACAGTTTACAAAGGTTTGGCAGAAACTTATAAAGAAGTGATCGACAAAGCAATTTATGAAGCTTCGATGGGATTGACTGATTACAACTCAGCCATGAGATCGACGCTGAAAGAGCTGGCAGATAGCGGGATTCGGGTGGTAGATTACGAAAGCGGATATTCAAGACGGATGGATAGTGCAGTTCGACAAAACATCCTTGATGGTATCCGTGAAGTAAATCAGGGCGTCCAACAGAAAATAGGAAAAGAGATCAAATCGGACGGCGTAGAAATATCAGCGCATTTTAACCCAGCTCCAGATCACGCACCCTATCAAGGGAGACAATACACTCATGAAGAATTTCAACAATTGAACGATGTTCTTACCAGAAGAATTGGCACGCTGAATTGTATGCATTATACCCATGAGATTATTCTTGGAATCTCGCAGTCTGCTTACAGTGAAAAAGAGCTGCAAGATATTTTGGAGAAATCGAAAGTGAAGAAAGTGTTTGACGGCAAAGAATACACTCCGTATGAAGCAACGCAACTCCAGCGTAAAATAGAAACCGCCGTTCGAGCAGCAAAAGATCGGGCGGCGATTGCGAAAGCATCCGGGGATGATTTATTGAGACGACAAGAGCAGGCAAGGATCACCCAGCTAAAAAATAAATACAAAGAGCTGAGCGATACGTTTGATCTTCCTGTCAGGACAGAGCGCATGGTTGCTTTGCGATAAAAAATGATGTATAATTGTCATATACATCTAATTACAAAAAGCCGACGGGCAAAAAACGGATAGAGGATACAATGACAGACGAAATTAAATCAACTGCTGAAGAGCAGGATAAAACGCTAAATGCGGACATTGAAAAATCATCTACTGCGGCAGAGCAGGAAAAAACATTCACGCAGGCTGAACTCGACAGAATAATCT